ATTGTCAAGGCACCTCGGACTGATACGATTTTTGGACAAATTGAGCACAAGAGCTTTATCACAATTACTGGCAAGCAGTCAAGAAAAGGACAATTTGTCTCAAAGGTCTTTGGTCCGACATCGGAGTGGTACTCGGATCCAGATGCCGTCCAGAATACATTTGTTCAGCAGCGCGGTTTTGCTGAAAATTCACTTGGGAAAACAGGAGACGTTAGATCCTTGCAACAGACAGGTGTCCTGGATGCTCCAATTACAGGACCAGCTGAGGTTTCACCTAGCGGAGATCCCGATGGTGTCGGTTCTTCGTTCTATGATGAGTCATAATCATGTCAACAAAAGAGCAATTAAAGAAAGGATATGAGGGATTTAATGTTCCAGAGAACTTCTCTTTTCCTTCATGCGGAATAGAGGATGTTGACAGATCACTCTTTGAGCTCTTTGATAAGCGCCTGGCATTTGAGATAAAAGTAAATGAGCAGACAACAAAGGTCCCGGTTGTCTTTGCTGCGGGTGAGAGATTCGCACTCACTAGAAGAGCAAAGCCGATTCGAGACAAGAACAACGCCTTGATTCTGCCTCTAATTGCAATAAAGCGCCAAGCAGTTGGTTTTAAGACAGAGGCTGATGCTGGTGGAACTGCCATATCATTTAGGCAAAACGCAGATTACATAATAAGAAAAAGACTCGATACTTCTGATCGAGATTATCAAAACATAGTAAACAAGCTTTCGATTAAGAATCAGAATAATGTTACCTCAAGAGGCCACTTCATAAACAATGATGTTTCCCCCGGATCCGGAGCTTTTCCTGGCACAAAAACTTCGAGAAGAAACGGACCAGGAATCGCCTATGGGGGAGGAAAGCTTGGCTTTGCTCTCAACAATGACGTAGGAAATAATATCTTTGAAATTATTACAATACCTTATCCAGTTTTTATTCAGCTCAATTATGAGGTAACATTCTGGACACAGTACATGTCTCAGATGAATCAGCTTTTAGAGACACTACTTGTCAAGACAGATGGACAAGGAAGAGAATTTCAGCTTGTTTCAAACAAGGGATTTACTTTTACTGCCTTTCTAATGGGACAGATGAACTCAGGTGATAACTTTGAGAATTTTACCGCTACAGAAAGAATTATTAAGTACTCCTTTAGCATAAGAGTTCCTGCGTACATCCTTGCACCAAAGCATCCAGGAATTGCAACACCTTACAGAGTATTTCACTCAGCTCCAGATATCGTCTTTGAGAATTACGAAATCAGACAACAGGTTGCTCACCCGCCTGCCAAAATCTACGGAAGAGAAAAGGTGAATTCTTTCATCCTTTCAGACGTTGAGATTTTAAATTCTGATGGTGAACTTAGCGTGAGAAGAGATACAAACCAGCTTGAGACTGTCGTTGACGAGCAGGGAACTAGAAGATATCAGCCGTTAGTTACACGAGAACCAAGATCAGGAGAAAAAATAGATCCTGGACGGATTCTTACACAGCTAGAGGAGACTAAGGATTAGTCATTTCACAATTAGACCGGATATGTATTCAGTAAGAAAGCAATCGGAGTTGAGATGGCAGAAGTGACCTATAGGTCTCCGGGATTTTTTGAGGCCGAGATAGATCTTAGTGGGCCAACTGCAGGAGTCGTTGGCACTCCCGCAGGATTAATCGGAACTTCTCCGATGGGACCCGCATTTGTTCCGACGACAGTTACATCTCTAAGTGAATTCGTCAACATCTTTGGCGATGCTGGAAACAACAGATCTGCTGCGTACTACGCTGCACAGGAGTACTTTAAGAATGGAAACGCTCTCACATTCGTGAGAGTCCTTGGAGCCGGAGGAAATGACTCCTCCGGTGACGTTCTTGTTACGCAGACGCAGGGAACAGTTGCAGGAGCCGGATTCGTAATTTCAGGATCTCAGGTCGGAAGCGGAGATTCACGCTCAGAAGGCGTTGTGCAGTTTATTGTCGGACAGCACACACTCGCAACAGGCGACATTGAAGCCTCATACCCGATATTCACACAAAATAGCTCATTTCCAAACGCCGGAAGCAGCACGGCTAATCTTCTGCGAGGAGTTCTTCTTCTTGCATCCGGAACACGCGCGCAGATTTTGAGCGATAATCAGTCATACTCGAAGACAAATACCCAGGATGATACAGCCACACCTGGATCTACAGGAAATTTCAAGCTTGTAATTTCAAGCTCCTCCCCTGGCTTTGGAACCGCTGAGGGCTTTACGGGTATTAGGATTTACACAGCTTCTCTTGATCCGGATAGCGACAACTATATTTCAAAGGTTCTAAATACCGCTCCTTCTCTGTTCCAGACAAGTGAGCATCTTCTCTACTCGCACTTTCCAGTGGACACAACAGTTGCATCACTAACTGTTGGAGAAAATACAGTTGGAATTGCAAGCGGATCATCTAGCGCTTCTGCTACATCGGGAAATTCTTCTCTTCCCTTTATGACAGCATTTGGAAAATTTGACGCAAGATTCCAGCCTGCTCGTACTACTTCATTCATCAGCCAGCCATTTGTTGATAAGGAATATGATCTATTTCACTTTGAAACAATTGGAAGCGGAATTGATACAAACACAAAATTTAAGATTTCAATTAGCAACCTTAAGCGCTCAGACGATCCTTCAAATCCCTATGGAACATTTACCGTAGTTGTTCGAGATTTCTACGATACTGATACCGACATACGGATATTTGAGCAATTCCCCTTGTGCGACCTAAATCCCGCTAGCGATCGATACATCGCAAAGGTCATCGGAGACAAGAAGGTCTACTTCAACTTCGACACCGCAATTGAGAGTGAGAGAAGGTTTATCTCGTCTGGCAAATATCCAAATGTCTCAAGATATGTTCGAGTCATTATGAATAGTCTCGTTGAATCGGGGAATGTTCCAGCAGCTGCGCTTCCCTTCGGTTTCAACGGATTGCCAGTTCCCAAGACAACAGATACACTTACGGATGCTGGCGCTGCTGCCGACCTTAGAAGGCTGGGAATAGTAGGCGCGTCTGCTAACTCAGCTCTCTCAGCTTCCATCCTTCCGCCCGTCCCAATGAGATTCAAGGTGACTGCGGGCGAGACGCAAACAAGCCCTGGATTCCTCGGACAGTCAGGATATCAAGAAAGAGCTGACGGTAGGCTGTATTGGGGAATCAAGCCTGAGCGGGTTGAGAACGATCTTGATCCAAATAGCGGAACTTCTCGCGACCAGTATGTTGAGAACATTGTGAAATTTGCAGGAATTGAAAAGCTTGATGTCTTGGTCACGGGATCGGGAGCAAACACCTTCAATTCAAACAAGTTTACTCTTGCAAAGGTTGCCTTCTATAACGGATCAGTTTCTGATCTTACTGGAACTGTCGATCAGCACATGATCAACGCCTTCTATGGAAGAAACAAGACGCCAGCAGCACCAAGCTATACGGTGACATTTGGAAGTGAACCGGAAAGGATCACATTTGCAACACTTGCAACGCAGACTTCAACTTACCAGTTCAATAGATTCAGCGATTTTGCAAAGTTTACCAACGTCATGTACGGCGGATGGGATGGCACAAACATTCTAGACGCAGACATGTCTGCTCTCAACGATCGCGCATCATCTCAGGAGAGCGGCGGAAAGGCTATAGCTTCACCCGACATCGGGCTAAGCGTCAGCTCAACGTCGAACGTCTTTGGCTCTGGCGCCACGAACTCTATTGTGAATGCATACAGGGGTGCAATTAACATAATCACAGACAAGCTCGCATCTCGGGTCAACACAATTACGATTCCTGGAATAAGAGATTCAAATATTACAGATTATGCGCTTCTTAAGTCACGAGACTTTGCAAGAGCATTCTATCTAATGGACATCCCGACATACAACGATGCAGGAAATCGTATATTTGATGCAACGGTTCAACCAGACGTTGCTTACACTGTTCAGCAGTTTGCAGGAAGGGCGCTTGATAACAGGTATGCTGCAACCTACTTCCCCGATGTCAATCTCATTGATTCAACATCGGGAAGAAGAGTAAGGGTCCCAGCCTCAGTTGCAGCGTTGAGTGCAATCTCTCAAAATGACAAGCTTGCATTCCC